CGGTAGCGCGGGCCGTACTCGATGCGGGCGTAAGCATTGCCGTGCAGCAGCACCGTGGCAATCATGGCCTGCCGGTGCGGCATGGAGTTTTGCAGCGGGGAGGCTTGCAGGTTGAGCAAACGCAGGGCCGGATGGCCGCTTATCTTGACCTTGCCGCCGTTGTCGGTGTCCTCGAATAGCTGGCAGGGCAGGGCGGCAATGTCCTGGCTGATGGCCAGCACGCAGGCCCAGACGGCGGCGAAACCCAACGCGGTGCGCTCGGTTACGGCGATGCCGGAGAGCGGCCCGCCCCCCAGGCCGAGCATGGCGAACAGACGCGGGTCGGGGTCTTCGGTGCTTACCGCCACGCTCCTCGCTTCGCGCTCAGCCGTGATGGCGGCGCGTAGCGGGGTGCTGGTGTCGGCGGCGGGGGTTCGGTTCCAGAAAGACACGGCGCGGGGCTTGTTGCTGAACAAAGCTCCGAACGTGCCGGGGTGAACCGGACGGGTTAGCGGGAGAAACCGGCAGAAACGGGCGGGCTAGAATGAAAGCAATCCCCGCGAATCATATATATTATCCTCCTCCTTTTCCTGGCCCATATACTCGCCGATGGCCATCACCAGCGCCACCATCCCATCCACCTTATTACGGGCCTTGGCCTTGTCAATCTTGATGTTGTCGTTGGAGTCCCGGTAAATCCAAACGTTGCCGTTCATCCACGCCAGCACGGGGTCAGCGTTGTGACGAACAAGCCCCAGGCCGACCAGGCGCTCCAGCTCCTTAGTCGGGGCCGACATCGTGACAATGCGCTGGCTAAAGGGCACCATCGGCACGCCATCAGCCAGCAGGTCAATCACCATTTGGCTGGCGTTATTGCGGTCATACCCGATGCTGTTGACCAGGTGCGTGCCGCACAGCTCATTAATTTGCGCCTTGATGTAGTTGTAATCGGTGACGTTGCCGGGCGTGGCGAACAGGCAGCCCTCGTCCACCCATTGCTGATACGGCACTTGGTCACGCTTGGCGGCCTCGGTGATGGTATCGGCGGGCATCCAGTAGAAGCGGCGCGTATCGAAGCCGCCCGACCCGTCGGGGAATACCAGCACTAGGGCGCACAAGTCGCGCACGCTGGCCAGGTCAAGCCCGCCGTAGCACTCCCGCCCGGCCAGCTCGTCCGGCGTCAGCCCGCCGTTGCCCTGCTGCCATAGCTCAGACGGGAACCATGTAATGGCGCTGTCGGTCCACAGGTTCAAATGCTTGGTTTTGAAATTGACCTGTAAGGACGGGGTTCGTTCGGCGGCCCGGTACTGCTCGCGCAAATAATCGAGGCTAACGCTTACATCAAGGTTCGGGTTGGCCTTTTGCCAGGTGCTTTCGTCGGCCCATTCGTCGCCTTCGTCGAGGGCGAAGATGATGGTAAAGTAGGCGTCATCGTGGAAAGTTTGCTCAAGAATGCCAACACAAGCCTTTCGGAGCTGCGCACATGGCCCCAGGCGGTTAAAGCCTGCTGTAGTAATGATGGAGAGCAGGGGCTGGGCTCTCGCTCCGGTTGCTGACTTGAGGACGCCATATAGTTCGTCGTTGGGGTGAGCGTGGTATTCGTCGATGATGATGCCGTGCGGGTTCAGGCCGTCTTCCGTCTTGGCATCGGCGCTCATCGGCACCATCTTGGACATGGAGCCGGGCACGAAGACGCTGTGCTGCTGCACCCGCAGCATGGTCAGGGCCGTGGACTTGCGGGCCATGTTCTGCGCATCCCCGAACACGATGCGGGCCTGTTCCTTTTTGGTGGCGGCGCAGTACACCTCGGCACCCTGTTCGCCATCGGCCACCAGTAGTTGCAATCCCACGCCGGAGCCCAGGGTGCTTTTGCCGTTCTTACGGGCTACCTCGGTGTAGGATTCGCGGAAGCGGCGGGTGCCATCGGCCCGTTTCCACCCGAACAGGCTGGCGATGATGAACTGCTGCCAGCCTTCGAGCGTGAGCGGAGTGCCGGCCCACTTGCCTTTGTTGTGGGTGAGGAAGGAATAGAACCGCACGGCCGCGCCCGCCACCTTGTCGCTGAACAGCAGCCCGCGTTCGTGGCCCGTTTCCAGGTCGCGCAGGTGCCGCTCGCAGGCCAGCATGACGTACCGGCCCACCCGCACCGGCATGGCCCGCAGCTGCTCGCGCAACGCGTCAGCCTTGCGGGTGAGCGCGGCCACCTGGGCGGCGTTAGCCTCGTCCTTTTCCAGCGCCTTGATGCGCAGCACGATGGGGCGCAGCTTCTCCTGCACGGCGGCTTCGGCGCGGCCGGCGGCTACGGCATCGTGGGCGTACTGGTGCCAGGGGGCGAGCGGGGTCATATCAGGCGTACCACTTTTCGGTTTCGTCAAACAAGTCCGCTCCTTTGCCGTAGCCCAGCTCACGAAGCAAACCAATGATTAGCTCATCGGCGGCGTAATGACGCCCTTCCAAGTCGCCGTGATTGTCGATAATGGCTGCCATTTTTTCGGCGAATTCTTCTGGAGTCATAGCCTTACAGGTCGTTTATTGTCTTGGCGGCGTGGGCGTACTGGTGCCAGGGCGAGGGTCATTTCGGAGTTGTTTCAGCTTCGGGCTTCGGAGTGCTATTGATTGCCTGTTCGCTGAACAGTTGAAGCCGGAAGGCTCCCGATACGGGGAACATCGGAACAACCTGGGCTTGCCCCGAATACAGCGCGCCGGCCTCTGTGCAAAAAGTTATGTCCACGTATTCCCAGGCCCCCGCCATCCGCCGCGCCTGGTTACTGGCTTGCGCGCCTAACGTTCGGGTGCTTTCAATGCTCCATCCGAACAGCATGCCTGATTCCTCGCGGGTGATTTCCAGCGTGCCGGCAAGCGGGCCGATAATAATTTTCCCGTCGTGGTAAACGTGGGCGGTCCCTTGAAATGATTCTTCCATAGTGCTAGCCTTTCAAGTTGTTCGTTATCTTGGCATCGTGGGCGTACTGGTGCCAGGGGGCTAGGGGCATTATTCTTCGGGGTGAAGCCGCTTGTATTCGTCTTCAAAGGTTTCCCAGCCAGCCCGGCCACAGGCGGCCAATGTTTCTTGCCATTCGGATTCGTCCCTTTCTTTATGAACGCCCAGGCAGACCGATAGCTCCATTCGGGTTAAATCAAAAGAAGGCGCGTCATCTCCGATGAGGGTGATTTCGCCATCGTCGTCCAAGCTAATCGTAAACGGGTAGTCTTTCGGAACCAAGAATGGCATATAGGCCACCTTTGCCAAAGAAGCGCTGTGCCCTTTTGTAGCAAGCTCAAACCAAAACCGGGTCTTTATCATAGCCTTATCCTTTCATGTCGTTCATCATCTCGGCAAACGGGTCGTTCCCGTCCGCCCCGCCCAACGCGCTCACCTTGCTGCGGCTGCTGGGCGTCAGGCCGAACTCGGTCAACATGCGCAGCGCCCGTTTCATTGCATCGGAGGCCTGCGCCACTTCGGGATTGGGGCGGCGCATGGTCTGGCCGCCTTCGGTTTCCATCTCATACACCAGCCCGAGCAGGTGAACCGCCTGTCGGGCTTCGGCCCATTCGGCCAGCGTTTCCGTCAGCAGCATCAGGGCCGGCCCATCGCCGGCCGTCACCACTTTCATGTTCAGCAGCACCGCGCCGATGTCGCCCCAGTACTGCTTCGCCTTTTCGCTCAGCCACTCGGGCGGCAAGGGCAGGGCCACGTCGGGCACCGGCTCGTGCGCGTTGGTGCGGCTCGGCTGCAAGGTGCCGCCAAGGGCTTTCTGGGAAGTGGGTTTGGGGGGTCTGCCGCCGGCCATTAGTGAGGTTGGATAGTAGCGGCCACTTCGGCCAGCGTGTACTCGTCGCCGTCGGCCGTTAGCTGCGTAATGGGAAGCGGCTCGGGCAACGTAACGCCGAAGTGGGTGAGCTGCGCATTCATGATTTGCTGCATGGCTCCGGAATCAAACGCCTCGCGGCTCATCCTGGTGGATACCATGTACAGGCTGCCATCGGGGCAGCGGACGGGGGCGTTGATTCTGACGTAATTGGACATAGAACGAAGGTACGGACTTTTGGGGTTCAGTTATGCACGCGTGTCTGCGAA